CTATGACAGATAATGACTCAGTAGTGCATACATTATGGTCGCAATTTAATATAAGCGCACACGCAACAACTGAATTATTAACTAGAAGTTTGATATTAACATCTGGAGAAATTATAAATTGCACAGCTTCTCATGCAAACAAATTAAGTGTAATTATGAGTATCGTAGAATATGCAAAAGGCGACTAATAAGGTAGTTGATATAAACCAAGCGAAAAAAGATCCTTGGGAAATAGAATGGGAAAGGTGTAAACCATTGCTTGTAAAAGCTATGAAATACCAAGATACCTATACAATTGACGACATAGAAGATAAAATAAGAAATGGACTAGCTCTTTTATGGCCAGGTAAACACTCTGCCATGGTCACAGAGATAATACCCTTCCCGCAAATGCTATCAATGAATATATTAGTTTTTGCAGGAAACTTTAAAGAATTTGAAAAAATGTTCAAACATATAGAAACATTTGCAAGAGAATCTGGCGTTAAACGATTATACGGTGGCGGCAGAAAAGGATGGATAAGAAAAACTAAACACTTAGGCATAAAACAAGAAGTGTTATTAAGTAAAGATTTATAGGAGATATTATGCCACAAGCACTACCAGCATTAGGAACAATAGGAAAAGTTGCAGGAACAGTAGGTTCTGTTGCAGGAGCTGTGGGCGCTATTAAAGGTGCAGCAGGCGGCGGCGGCGGCGGACAAGACGTAACGTCGCAACAATTAGATCCAGAAACTAAAGCAAGATACGCTGAAATATTTAAAAGAGCGCAAGGTGTAGCTCAACAGCCTTTTATACCTTATACAGGTCCTATGGTTGCTGGTTTTTCTCCAGACCAATTACGACAATTTCAAGCTACTAGAGGACTATTTGAGTCTAGTATGGCTGCTGACCCAACTAAAGCTATACAAAGATTAGCAGGTGAAGCAAGGCCAACAACTGGCCCAGCGGCTTCTTTACTTGGTCAAGATATAGGCGCATATCAATCGCCTTATCAACAACAAGTCATAGACGCAACTATGAAAGACATACAGCGACAAGCTGATATAGCGCGTGGCGGTGCGCAGGAAAGAGCTATTAGAGCTGGCGCATTTGGTGGTTCACGATCAGCAATATTAGAATCAGAATCACAAAGACCCTTTGTTGAGGCTATGGCTAGAACAGCTGCTGAGCAAAGAGAAAGAGGTTACGGTCAAGCATTAAGATCAGCAGAAGCAGATGTTGCAAGACAACAACAAATGGCTATGTTTGCACCAGAACTTGACTTAAGAGCAAGACAACAACAAGCAGGTATGCTTGGTGGTTTACAATCACAACAAGCAAGAACTCTTGGATTATTAGGAGCGCAAGGCGCACTACAACAAGCTTTACAACAACAAGCCATAGGCGCACAAAGAGGAGAGTTCGAAAGAGCGCTTGGTTACGGACCACAACAGTTTGGCTTATTGCGTTCTTCTATAGTTGGGATGCAACCAGGAATGACAACAACATCAGGATATCAGCCTAGTGGATTAGAAAGACTCCAAAGCGGTTTAGGAGCTTTTCAAACACTAGCACCATTAATTGGCGGCTTGTTTGGTAAATAATTTTATAATTTTGAAGATATAAACATGGCAGAAAACACACAAACAGATAATTTTTTTACACGTTTCAACCAAAGAGTTGGAAAGGGTCTTATAGAAATTGGTGGTTATGACCCAACTGAAGAAATATCAAAAGAAGAAGCTGCAAGACGTAGATTAGAAGGCTTGGCTGCTATACAAAGAAGTTTAAGCAGATCATCTGCTATATTATCTGGTGATCCTAGAAGAGTAGCTTTGGCTGAAGAACAAATGCAAAAAGCAGAGCAAGAAAGAGCTAGGCGACAATTTGCTTTAGAGAATCCACAATATGCTGACATGATGAAGCTAGAAGAGCTTGGAATAGACCCTAGAATGTTGAGTCCTACCACATCTGAAACAGCTGGCATGAAAGATTTTCTATTTTATCAAAGCCTAAAAACTCCTGAAGAAAAAATGGCATTTTTGCAAGCAACTGGTAGAGGATCACAAAGCCCTGAATTACAAAAACTTCTTACGAAAGCAAAGTTACCTGGTGGTGTAGATGTTACTCCAGGACAAAAAAAGGTTGATGAAGCTTTTGGAAAAGAATTAGTAAAATGGAAAACTGGTGAAAAACAACAAGCTGAGTCAAATATAGCAAACTTAGATAATAAATTATCACTTTTAGCTGAAGGAAGACAAAACGTATCAGGCACAAACATCGCTCTTACACCAGATCCTCTAAAACCAATTTTCTTTCCTGAGGCAACAGGATTTTTAGATGAGGTTAGTGATATTGTGTTTCAATCATTAAGAGCAACATTAGGTGCGCAGTTTACAGAGCAAGAAGGTAAAAGGCTTATTGCTGCTACTTTCAACCAAGCATTGCCTGAAGAGCAAAACATACCAAGATTGCAAAGATTGAGTGCAAAAATAAAAGCAATTTATAACTCAAAACAAAATGCTATAGATTATTATGATAAAAACGGCACACTTGTAGGTTACCAAGAAGAGCCATCTAGTTTTGCTGACATATTAGACTCAGTTTTATTTGATGAGTTTCAAAGAATGTCCAAGGAACAAATTTTGGATAAATATGCAAAAGCAAACACACCAGAAGAAAGACAATCTATTTTAAGATTTGCAAAAATGTTAGAAAAACAAGGACAATAAAATGTCTTTATTAGAAGATTTAAAAAAAATTGATGAAATAGAAGAAGTTGTTGTTACTGCTCCTAAAAAAGAAAAACCAATAATACAACAAGCATTAACAAATTTACCAGGAAGCACCTATCAGTTAGGTGCTGATATTGTAAATACAATAATAAATCCTGTAACTTCAGCTAAATCAATATTAAGTCTTGGTAAAGGTATTATTCAATTAGCAATACCAGGTGAACAAAAAGATGAAAAAACCGCTAGAGCTTTAGGTCAATATTTTGCTAATAGATATGGTGGTTTAAAAAATATAAAACAAACTTTTGCACAAGATCCAGCTGGTTTTTTAGCAGACGCATCTATTTTTTTGACAGTTGGCGCAACAGCCAGTGCTAAAGTTCCAGGACTTGCAAAGGCAGCAGAGACAACACAAAAAGTTGCAACTGCTATTGATCCTGTAACTGGTTTAGTAAAAGGCACACAAGCCATAGTACCTAAAATAGCAACAGGAGCTAAAGAAGTATTAGGTGTTACTACTGGAGTTGGCAGAGAAGCAATAACACAAGCTGTGCAAGCTGGTAGATTGGGTGGTGAAGCTCAACAAAGATTTGCACAAAATTTAAGAGGACAAGCAGATCCACAAGATGTTGCAAACAGAGCTTTTGAAGCTTTAAAAAGCATGGGTTCGGAAAGAGCTGCACAATATACAAAAGGCGTTGAGGGATTAAAATTGGCAGAAAAAACTGTAGATTTTATACCTGTTAATAATGCTATGAATAATATTCTAAAAGATGCTTATTATAGACCTAAAGGTGCAACAAAAGTTGTACCAAAATATTCAGCGCCAACCTTAAAAAAAATACAAGAATTAAAAAATGTTGTAAATGAGTTTGCTTCAGATGCTGCTTTTCACACAGCAGAAGGCATAGATATATTAAAAAGAAAAATTGATGACTTATATCCACTACAAGCTCAATCATCACAAGAGGCAAGAGTTGTAGCTGAATTAAGAAATAAAGTTAAAGAACAAATTTTAAAACAAGTTCCAGAATATGCTGATGTCATGAGGCCGTATGAAGAAGCTATAAAATTAGAAAAACAAATAGCTAGTGAATTGTCGTTGGGTAAAAAGGTAAATGCTGGAACAACTTTAAGAAAATTACAATCTACCATGAGAGATAACGTTAATACTTCCTATGGAAATAGATTAGAATTTTTAAAACAACTTGACCCTGATTTACTACCAGATTTATCTGGACAAGCATTATCAACTGTTGCACCAAGAGGTTTACAAAGAGCTGTAGGTAGTGCGTCTATACTTGGTGGTATAGGTTTCGATCCTACATTATTAGCAACATTACCTTTACAATCACCAAGATTGGTAGGTGAGGCAGCAATGAAAGCTGGGCAAGCACAAAGAGTTTTAGGTGGTATACCAACACCACCAGTATTACCAACAGCGAGACTTGCAAGGTTGACAGGTGCTGTAACAGAAGAGGCAGAAAATCAGCTATCTACTGAAGAAAAAGAACGATTAGATTATTTAAACAGGTTGCTTAGCAAATAACCCTATGCCACGCCAATCGGAAAGAATTGGCCGCTCTGGAGAATACTTAGTAGCCTCGCTACTTTCTTTATATGCTGATACTGTGGTTATAGTTCCGCATAGCGCAGAAGCAGACATTATCTTTGACGTTGACCACACGCTATATAAGTGCCAGGTTAAAACACAATCTAAAATAAGAAATCATAGAGTGTCATGGGAGTATGACTTTAGGCGTGGTTCGTTTACCAAGAAAAGACAATACGATAAAGATGCAATAGATGTTTATGCTATGGTTGCATTAGAGCCGCAGAAAGTTATGTTTACATTTCCAGACGGTAGTAAACAGAAAACTATTAAAGACGAAGAGATGCAAGCGACTGACTCGCTAACAAACGTCAAAAATCTATTTAAAGAGCTTCAATGTCAAAAGACACTTTAGGTTCTTTGTAATGTTTTACAGAGTTCATACCTAAAGATATTAGGTATTCAGCTACCTTATGTGGTGGCTTATTCTCTTCTTCACAAAACTCCTTAAAGCTTTTAGCAAGATGTTTGTTTACATATATAGGTTTTCTTCCGTTTCTTTCGTTTAAGATTCGATCATCAAACTCATATAAAAGCATAGTAGACCTCTCTACATATTTTCGTAATAGTCTATCAATTTATTAAGATACCATCTGGCTTTTTCTAAGTCCTGTATGTTTGCGTCCTTATACTTATGCCTATGAATATACTTAATAATTGACCCTTCTAAGTAAGATGGAAACTGCGATCCTAGTTGTTGTCTTATATAATCTATACATTCTAAACCGCCTTCATTATAATGAGGTGGGTGGTTGACCATGTCCTTGCCTTCATTACTTTGGTTCTCTGTTCCAAAATTAGTATGTCCATATACTGTTTTACTCATAAATTTCTCCACTTTTTTTTAATAATATTAACATAATTAGTAATATTGTGTTAGTATAAACAAAAATATTAATAAAAGGGAAATTTATGGAAATATTAGAAAAGAATTTTGACATATCTAATACCATTGAAGTTGACGAACTAGCAGAGAGATGGGGAGTCAGCAAGAAAACAATCGACAATAGAAGGTATAGAGGGCAAGGTCCTAACTACTTTAAGATTGGTGGTAAGATTAAATACGATCTTGATGATGTGAAAAGAATGGAACAAGACTCTTATATTTCTGTCCATGGCACACGCTAAGTTAAGTCCATCGTCAGCAAAGATATGGATGGCGTGTCCAGGTATGCCACAGCTACTTGCAAGTATGGATGTAGAATACAAAGTAGGTATACCAGCAGCGACAGGTACATTGATTCACGAAATGGTAGAGACACTACTTAAAGGTAGATTAAATAATCTTACCTTAGAAGAATACTATCTTGATACCACTCACCATGTAGAAGATTTTGATTTGACAGTTGACCAAGA